CGGTTGCCCATCAGATTTTTCCGACCTTGTTTATAATCCCATAATACGAAGTCTGGTATTATTGTACAATGAAAAGATCAGTCTGAGAGCTCTTCCGTGTACTCGGGACCTGTGTCAAGGACGATTGCCGGCAGGGGGATTTTGGAGATGTCGAGGTCTGGATCCACGCCTGTCGCCAGAGTGATATGTGGCTGATATTCAGGGTAGTCCCAGGTGGCTCCGGCCTTCTTGGCGGTCTTGAAGCGGTCGTGCAGGCCCTGATGTTCCACCTTAAGCACTAGAACCTTATCAGGATGACCGAACAGGGCATAACCGACCGGCTTGACGGTCAGAGCCTTCTTGGATGGACGGTAGTTGATAGGCTTCCGGCTATAGACCGTGGTGATATGGTAGCTCGACGCTGGGCACGGATTCTTTATGCCCTGTTCCTTGACGAAGGCTGCCAGGGCCTCACACGTCTCAGGTGCCATCTTATAGGCTGCGTAGAGGCCAGGCGCCTCTTCGGCCACAAACTGTAGGAAAGTCTTCATCTTATCTCCTTCACTGTCATCGTACAGTGATCCATGAAATATGTATACCACAAAAGAAAAAGGGACCCCGAAGGGCCCCTTGTTCTCTGTAGAACGGCCGAAGCCAATCTTACATGATGTTGGTGACTGCAGTCTTGCGGTAGTAGACGTTGGAGTCAACTTCCAGAGCAGCGTTAGGGTTAGCCTCAGCAGCGCCCTTAGCGAATGGGTTAGGAGCCATTCCGTAACGCGTCTTGAAGCCGATCTTTGGCTGGAACGTGTCAGGGTCGACTGCACGAACCATTTGCAGTGGAACGTATGGGCAGTAGAAGAGACCAGCGTCAAAGGTGTTCTTGCCCTTGTAGCCGATCGTCATGTAGTTGCCGGATGCGTATGGGTCGATGTAGACGCGGTAACGACCGTTCAGGACACCTGCGAAGGTGTTGCCCGTGTCGTCAACTTCCAGAGCGTTGGAGTTCAGCGCAGGAGCGTAGTCCAGAACACCGGCCATCTGGAGAGCGGACGCAACGTCCGAAGAACAGATGACGATGTTACCCTTGCCGCGACGAGTGTCCTTGGCAATCTTGTTGGCTTCACGCTCGACCTGGAACATCAGGCCCTTGAACTTCTCTGCGAGCCAGCGACCGTTGGAGTCAACGTCGAGGTCGAAGATACCAGCAGTGGTCGTACCTTCCTGGGAGCCAGGAACGCCGGTCAGGTTGATGGTGCGGATGACTTCACGGTTGATTTCAGCCAGGATCTCGGTGGACAGAATGTTGGACAGTTCTGTCTCAGCGTCAAGGCCGTGAACAGCCTTCAGGTCCTGTGCGAGTTCAAGCGAGTACTCAGCCTTCAGAGCACGGCCCTTTGCGGTGACCGCGATCTTCTCGATCGAGAACGCCATTTCTGGGAACGTTCCGGTCGCACCGAAGCCACCTTCCAGAGCAGCAGTAGAGGTACCGCCACGGAAGTTATAGAGGCCCAGCTCAGCCAGGTTTGCACCTGCTGGAGAACCACCTACGTGCTTGTTGCCGACAGTGTTGGCTTGGTTGGACGAGTTAGCGTCCGTTGCGAAGCCCGTGTTTGCTTCCTGGTAGAACGCTTCCGCTCCAGCCTGGTTAGCGTAACGCGAACGCATCGCGAAGATGAGGCCGGTTGGGCCGGTCATTGGCTGAACGCCGCAGACGTCGTAGGCCATCAGGTTAGGCATTGCACGACGAACCAGACCGATCAAGACCGGGTCAAAGTTGTCGATGTTGCTGCCGGTTGCGTTGGTAGGAGCTGCTTCACCCAGCAGGCTCTGGCCGCCGTTAGCTGTCTGGTTCATTGCTCCAGCAGCGGACAGCTCGCGCTCGGTGTTCTCAAGAAGAACAGCCGTTACGTTACGGCGGTGATTGTCCTTGATGGCACCCAGGTCCGAGTGGTCCAGCAGAGGTCCCCACTTGTTGTTCAGGTCTTCTCGTAGCATTTGGTTGACTCCCTTAGAGGTATTATCTACTTTATTTATAAAAGCTTGGTTTCTAACGCGCTTCTAGGTCGCGTTATTGAGGACGGGTGGTACGGCTGATTGCATCCATGTAACGGGCGACTTGTGGGTCAACGTTAGCTGGCACAATAGCTTCGGCGAGTTGGTCTTCAGTGACTGCAGGAGCCTCTTCGATCAGGATACCCGAGGAAGGTGCAACCTTCTTCGTGACGGACTCTTTGATCTGACGAAGCTTCTTGGTGTATGAGTCTAGGTCATCAGACTCGATGCCTTCCGCGAGGGTGCGGATGCGATCGATCTGCGACGCTGCAAGACCAACGGTCTCCTCAGCGAAGGTAGCTTGAACTCCGTTGTTGAGCTTATCAGCCTTCAGGGCGATGTTCTCGGCCAGGGCCTTGTTCAGCTCGTTCTCGAGGGTCTCGTTGACGTCTAGCATCTCAGCCAGGACGTCTTCTGCCTCATCAGGGATGTTCAGGTTGTGTTCCAGGAACAGGTCCTTCATCTTGACCATGAAGTCCTCAGCGATCTCAGCGCGGATGCTGGAGTCGATGGCGACGGCATTCTCTTCGATCCAAGAAGCAGCAGCGTGGTTCAGATAGGAATCGACCTGTTCGTACAGGGTGTCAGTGAGGGTGGTGACCTCTTCCTCTAGGGTAGCGGCATATGCCTCTTCCAGAGCAGCGGTCGTCTCAGCGTACTTGGTCTCTAGCTCTTCAGCCAGAGCAGAAGTTTCCTGGATGACGCGAGCGTTGAGAGCCGCTTCAAACAGAGTAGTGGTGCGATCGCGGAAGTCCTCGGACAGTTCGTCACCGAACAGTTCGTCGAGCTCTTCCTTGGTGACCGTCTTCATCGCGATGGTCGCCTTGTTCTTGGCGGCAGCACCAGATGGGATTGGGTCAGTTGGCTTTGCGATGGAAGCGGCGAAGTGGTTCAGATCTTCATCGTTCATGCCAGCGGCGTGACTGATGATAGAGGCCATCGTCGCAGTCCGAGATGGCTTAGCCACGATCGTAGCTGCAGCAGCGGTCTGCTCGGTGACTGCGTCTTCGTCAGCAACTTCACCTTCTACAGGAGCTGCGGTCTCATCGGTGTCGAGCTCGTTCAGGTCGATGTCATCAAGGTTGATGTCCAGGTCCTCGTTCTCGATTGGGTTGTTGTCTTCGTCAAGCATCGACAGCTCCTTTAGGAATGTTCTGTTGTATTTATAAATTACTGATTCGTATGGCCAGAGAGCAGCGCTTCAAAGATCTTCATCTTACGGGCTGTATCCAGTGTACGTGCAGCGGCGTGGGTCTCAATGACTTCTACGGCAGTCTCCAGCGTCTTCTGCTTGAAGATACCGTTCTCCCAGATCCACTCGACACCTTCCATGATGCCTTGGACGAATGCGTCTGGGGCGGATGGGTCAGCGACGACGTCTGCGGCTGTGGCCAGGCGGAAGTCAGATTGAACTTCCATGAGGCCGTTCTGAGCCTTCAGCGTGCCCATACCACGGGAAGAGACACCGAGGCCGGCGCCTTCCTTGATCAGGTTCTTGACGATGTTACCCATCGGCGTCTCCATGATCTTGGCCTTACCGATATAGTTGTCACCGTCCTTGCGGAGCTCCTTGATCATGTGCGAGACACGGTCTAGGTTGATGGATGGACCAGATGGGTGACCGAGCTCACCGTACGCACGGTTAGCGGCGATCGACTCCTTGGTGTAGCGAGCGACCTCAGCCTCAAGGATCTGAGAAGGGTACATACGACCATTACGGTTCTTGATCCCGCCCTGTAGGAAGATGCCCTCAATAAAGAGAGCCTTCTTGCCGTCATCGCCGACGGCCTCTTCGATGTACTGAACGTCCTCAGCGATGTCTAGGAACAGTTTCATTGTCGTCGTTATCCTTATCCGGCCAGGTACTGAGACTCGGCGTTGATCTTCTGTAGCTCAACCATCAGGAAGCCGTCGGTAGAACCGACCAGCTCAACCGAAAGGTTAGCCGTTGGGTAGAGGTTGAGAGCCATGCCTGCGCCAGCAAAATCGATGGCGGCTGTGGAGTCCACGACGGCTACCGTGTTGGCACCGCGCTTGATCACCCAGTAGGCCCCGTTACCGGACGGCGAACCACAGATGACCTGAGAGATGAAGGCTCCGTTAACGGTCTCATCATCCTCAGCGATGTTCGAGATGGAAGTATTGCCTACAACCACGATGTTGGCGACGTTAGCCGTGAAGTGGAGGACCGCAGAGGCCCTCTCCCTGTTGGCAATGACGTTAGGTGACTCAGCCATTAATTAGCTCCCTGAGCGTTGGTTGTAGCGAGGACGTGTGACCATGTCCGCTTTGCCAAGGCCATTAATTCGATTGCGACGTTGACGATTCTTTGTCTTGCCTTGATTGCCACCACGATCAACCTGGTCTAGTGATTTATGTGCTGCAGCCTTATAACGAGCTAGCAGACCATCAGAGAGACCGCTCGGGCTCTTTCCAGTGTAGACTGCTTCATCAATTTGCTCAACATCTTCAGTCAGCTTAGTTTTGCCGGAAAGATAATGCTTCAACACATTCGTGTGGCCCGGGTGAATTTTCTTCAAGTGTCTGATAGAGACAGTTGGGCGATCTTCATCGTTACCCCATTCACGCTGATAGACATTATGATGGCTCTGCTCTCCAGTGGTCGTGTTTGTTACAGTGACATGGCTAGTACGTCCGTAGCTATCATCCTTGTTTGTGTGCACGCCTAGAGCTTTCATTTTGCCAGGGTGAGCAGTCAGATGCTCAGGAGACCCAATCTCACTGTTAGAAGTTTTTTGGCCGGCCGTAATGCGATAGTGCTTATAGTCTACGGTTTCTTCTTCTAGGAAGGCGGCTGGATCAGTCTGAGTCTCTTCCTTGACGTCCTTGGATGCCCAACGACCATCAGGGAGTTTATGGGAGGTGGATTTCCATTTACCTGGCTTTGACTTTTCTTGTGGTTTTGCTGGAGCAGTCTCATGTAGTGCACGATGTGCTGCTACTAGAGTCTGTGATGCGCTGCGAGCGCTCTTCCGATTGTCGTCGAAGTTAGACTTTGGATCAGACCAGTTCAAAGATTTAGGAGCCACATAGATGTCGTGGTGTTTAGAATCCTTGATGCTGATGTCGTTGTGACTACCACGAACCTTCGACCCATCAGTCTTTGGCGCCCATTGGCCGTGTTCATTGTAACCCCACTTCTTCACTGCTCTCTTGTCCCAGACCTCTCCGCCCTTGCGATATTTTTCGCTGTTTGGATTATCCTTGCCGAGGCGGCCACGCGCGATGATGCGCACTTTGTGTGAATCATCGGTCACAGACGTATTGTGAGCCTTGGCCATCCTCTTGAGAGTGAGAAGGCGGTGTTCAGAGTCGGCATCACCAGGTGTATGAGTGAAGGCAAAGCTCTTTGCTCGTTCTTCGGAAAGATCGGATTCTTCGTTGAGTTTCACGTCTTCCTTAACCGTTCCGCGGCGACGGATCAGTTCTTGACGGGCAGATTTGAGCTGCATAGCATAGCTGGCTCCTGGAGTTGAACCGTCAGTATCAGCCCTTTTCAGGAGAGCACGTAGCTTCTCAGAAGAGAGTTTCTTGACGTCCTCAGTCAAAGTGGTCTCAGGTGCTATCGGGCCTGTTTCGCCCAGGGCTTCTTCCTTCAGGGCCTTCAGGTGAGGGGCCAGGACCTTGTTGAGGTTCTCAGCCTTGGACCTGTGTTCCATGTCGGTCAGGTTCTTCGAGTCAGCGATGTGGCGATGCAGGTCACGGACCATCTGAACAGCGGCCGTGCGCTTTGGATGCCCCTCAGGGAACCTGCTGTTGACTTCCCTCATCGACTTGTCGTGAAGCTTCTTGGCAGCGTCCTGAATCGTGTGGTAGTGATCCACGCCCGTAGCAGAGCTAAGGGCGTCGACGAAGCGAGACTTCAGAGACTCGGTGATGTCCTCTAGAAAGGTGTCCTCAGGTGAAACCTGAGCCCCCTCATAGACCTCGTGATCCTTGCCGACCTCGTGGCCGTGCTCAGGAGCGCGCTTGATGATCTTGATCTTCTTGCCCTTGAAGACGTCATCGCCGTTTCCGTTACGGTCAGCGTGCTTGACCACAACGTGCTTGTCGATGAACCTCTTCTCGTCTTCGGAGCGAGGCGCGTATGTTTCTAGAATTGACTTAAGCGTCTTCGCCATTCGGTGCTTCCTCGGTCTCAGCTGGTTGATCTTCGGTGGAGGTGGTTTCATCCTCAGCCGCATCAGCTTGTGGCTCAGCGAAGAAGTTTGCACGAGCGTCTTCTCGACGCTGGTCAATCATGGTCGTGACACGTTCACCGACCAGCTCATTCACGAGAGGTCCAACAGATGCAGGCTTCTGTGTAGATGCTGCGGCGATGATGTCTAGTATACGTTGATCTTGAGGCATAGTGAAAATCTCCAATTACCTATATTTATAAGACTTAGCGGTCTGGGCCTACAGGTTCACCTGGTACAGCTGTAGCTGGGTTAGGTGCTTCGCCACCACCCGTTGCTGCTGTCTCAGTCTCTGCGGCGCCGTCTTCCACTGATTGATATTGTGGGATGTCGACTTCCTTGGCGATCTGCTTGTCTTCTTCCTTCTGTTCTTCTTCAGTCTGACGAAGGATCCTAGTACGAACCCACTTGTGTGAGAAGTACTTGCCAGCATAATCATCCAGTTCACGAAGCATGGTGATGCGTTCGCGTAGGATCTCAGTCTCCTTGAGCTCCTCGTAGAAGTTGTCCTTATTGTAGTCAAAGCGGATCTTACCCTTGATCTGCTCCCAGGCTTCTGGTGTGACGATGTTCTGCAGCATCAGCTGGACCCCTAGGGTCTTGATGAAGAGCTGGGAGAACTGTCCACGCAGACGGGTGATGAACTTCGAGAATTCCAGTTCATCCCTGGAGATCTCGCTGGAGCGGCCCAGGTTGAAGGCCTGCTCTGAGTCCATACGGCCGATAGGCACGTTGAGGGATTTGTAGAGGTTCTTCTGGAAATAGGTGATGTCATCGATCTGACCGAGGTTCTGACCACCGGGCAGGGTCGTGATCTCCGTGCCCTTACCACCTTCACGGCGTGGGAGCCAGAAGTCTTCCAGCATGGTCATGAACTTACGATCGTCCTTGATGGCGCCCGTGGAGGCGTCATAGACGAGCTTGTTCTTGAACTTGTTCATGATGTCGCGAAGGTGTTGCTCAGCCTTGGCCTTTGGCAGGTTACCGACGTCGATGTAGAAGATGCGACGCTCGGGGGCACGCGAGATGCGGTAGATGACCAGGCTGTCCTCGAGGGCACGCAGCTGGTTCAGCGGACGTAGTGCCTTCTGGAGGTAGGAGACGATCATGTCCCCGTTAGGATTGGTCAGACCAGATGTGACGTGGACGATGGAGTCCTTGGCGATCTTGAGGGCACCGTCGTTGGCCGAGTTGCCGTTCACCTGCTTGGTGTTCAAGATGCGATCGGAGTAGACGTAGTATTCCTTGTCGGTCTCCTTGACGACCACCCCCTGAGCCATACGCTTGGCCTTGGTCTCACGGACCTTCCGGATCTTACGAGGATCCAAGTAACGCATCTCTTTGATGCCGTCTTTGGGGTTCTTCGGGTCGATGATGACGTGATAGTAGAGTCTGCCGTCGACGTACCAGTTGCCGAAGACCTTGTATGGGACGGTATTGAAGTCTAGGAGGTCCGTGACGTAGTCGAACTCCTCGGTGATCATCTTCTTGACGTTATCACCGTAATCCAGCTTGTCGAGGACGATCTTGACCACCTGGTTATCCTCATCCTGAACGATGGCCTCGTTAAGGATCTTCGTGACTGCGGTATCCAGCTCTTGGTTCTGGGTCGCTTCACGGTATTTGGTGATCAGTTCGGCTTCGGATCGAATGGAACCGTCGAGGTCTAGAGAGGTGCCGTAGACCCCGCCGCTGGAAACAGAGACAGACCCATCGTCAGTGACCTGAGGGGCGAAGGATTCTGGCTGTTGTGATGTGGGGTTCTCGTCTACTTTCCGACGAAACTCGAAACCGAATAGCTGCATGCGTTAAAATACTTCCATGAATGGATGGTAGGGAGGAGCTATGCCCCTCCCCTTCACAAGTCTATTGCTTAGACGCCGCCGGCGTTGCCAGTGATCGAGGTGTCGATGTCCCACCAGTCGTAGGCGAACGTCACCTGGAACGTTTCGATCTGGTCGTTGTCGGCCCAGTTGAGGCCAATACCAGAGACGTCGGTAGGGAAGATGCCGTTGAAGCGATAGGTCCTCAATGCACGGCCGTCCTTGGACATCTGTGTCACACGGGCGGTCGACTTGTAGCGGCTCGATTCAGGACCACCGAAGTTGCGGACGTTGCCCTCGAAGGAGTTAATGCGGTTGGACCACTGTTCCAGAGCGTTACGGATGAGGAAGTCTTCGTCGTTCATGACTGTGACTGTCCAGTTCGCATAGGTGCGGTTGCCGGCCAGCTTGATCGTACGACCGAAGTAAGGAACTTGGACCTCACCTAGGGTGGCAGCTGGGATCTCAGCGGCCTGGACGAGGAACGGAACCTTCAGATCACCAGCTCCGTTGGCAGGGTTGCTGAACTGAACCTGGAAGAGGTTAGGACGAGCGCCACCGTGGACCAGTTGTGAACGGATCTCGTTGATATTGAAAGACATCGAGTGTTTTCTCCTGAATGAGTGGCGTCTACCACCTATTTATATTGTTTGAGACTCTATTCTACCAGGAAAAAAGGGGCGACCGACGGCCGCCCCCAAGGTTTCCGTCCTAGTTGAACCTAGGATCTCTTATTAGAACTTGCCGACTACTTCGGAGAACTCGACGCCTGAGCGAACAGCCACGAAGTTCAGCTGGATGAAGTTGACAGAGCGTGCCGGCTTGATGTAGATGTCACCGACGAACTCATTACGATCGATCACCTCAGGGGTGTTGTTGGTTTCGTCACACACGACACGGAAGTCGTAGATGCCTCGACGGCCCTGGACGTCACGCAGGAATGGTTCCACCAGAGAGCGGAACTGAGCACGCGTGAACTCGTCGTTGTATTCGAACAGGGTGAACTTGGAAGCCGTAGCGATGGTCTTTTCGAGGACGATGAAGAGGCGACGGACGTTGATGCGATCGAACGCGGATGGCTTAGCCAGGAGCGTCTTGTCACCGTACAGGATGGTGCCCTGACCAGGGAAGGTGACGACAGGGTTGATGCCGTTCTTGTAGAGAGCATCCCTCTCAGCCTTGCCTGGGTTGAACGCCAGCTTGACGATGTTCTTGATCTGACCGCGATTGAAGCCGGCTGGAGAGAACCATGGGTCACGGGTCTCATCGGTACGGACCATCAGGCCGGCGATGTCGCCGTTCAGAGGAACGTAGCGGTAGACGTCGTTGTACTTGTCGTAGCGGTACTTGTAGCCAGAGTCGTGGATCAGGTAGGAGGAGCTACCCAGAGCGTTACGGAACGCCGTGATCGCAGCCACTTCGCCGCCGATGTTGTTGACAACTGCAGCACGTGGAGGGGAGACAGTCACGACACAGTCACGACGGGCGTCAGCGACGTTGTCCTTGATGTACTTCGCGATGCCCTCACCGACAGCACCACCGACAGCCTTACCAGCCATGATGATGGAGACATCGACCTGTTCGGCGTTCGTGAAGACCGAATATCCGGTCGCCAGAGCGGCCAGAGGAATGTTCGTCTCAGAAGCACCGTTGGAACCACCGACGAAGCGTTGGCTCAGCGGCTTGAGGTTGGTAGCGGATGCGACCAGAGCCGCTGTGGTAGAGACTGCGTTCGCACGATCGGAACCCGCCCACACGTAAGCAGAACCATCGTTGATGACGTTCTTGTAGAAGATGGACTGACCATCGGAAGACTTCGCATCGGTTGCACGGGACAGACCTTGGTAGACTTCGAGGATCGTGCCAGGGACGCCGCTGAAAGCACCGGCTTCGTCGACGATGACCGCGTGGATCTCATCGGCTGCGGCCGTGTTACCGAATGCAGCGACGTGGTCGGACTGACCAGGAGCGATGTCCACGACGTTGTGGAACTCCCAATAGCGAGTCAGGTCGCGGGTCGTGACGGTCGACAGTTGGGTGTATTCATCGGCCAGGTTGATGGTGATGGAAGCGACGTAGCCGTTGGCCGAGGAGGCGACAGTAGGCTCAGCGATGTTCGCGACCTTCAGGTACTGACCGTTAACGAGCAGCTGGTCACCGGTCGTCAGTGCAGCTGCTAGAGCTGCGACTGCGGTGTCAGCGTATCCATCAACGACGGTGTCGAGGACGGTTGCGTTTGCGGCAGGGATCGTTACAACACCGACGCGTGCGCCTGGTTCGAACGTGATGTGAGATGCAGCGACGTTGATGCTTGCGTTAGCAGGGAAGATGGATGTGTTAGCCACGGTGGACGTGAACTGGGCTGCGGTCTCGCAGACTGCGACGCGCAGGGAGTTGCCCATAGCACCTGGGTAACGAGCGATGTACTGAACATCGGAATCGATCGAGGCCTGCTTGACTTCAAAGTCCTCATCGTTCTTGATGAGGTGAGGGAGAAGGGTAGCGGCTCCGGTGTTGGCGATAGCCGACAGGACGCCGACGGTGCCGTTCGCATCGGTCGTGTTGGCCGAACGCGAGACGATCAGCGCATTACCGTATGCGAGGAAGTCTGCGCCTACGAACCAGGTCTCGAAGTTGTCATTGGTGGGCTTACCGAAGCGAGCTGCGAGAGCTGCCTCGTTGCTGATCAGAACTGGAACGCCGACTGGGCCCCAGTTGACGACTCCGGCGAGTGCACCCTCTGTAGTGGAGGTACCAGGTACGATCGTAGTGAGGTCTATCTCTGAAAAATTAACACCCGCTGAAACGCTGAATGCCATGTTGTATCTCCTCTACAGGTCTAAATTGTCCTAGTGTATTTATAAAACTAGAAACTGTGGATGGAGGTACCCTCTTCTTCCTCGTCGTCGATCCCGTTACTGAAGAAACCAAATGGAAGCATAGAAGACTCGATGTCTTCTTCTGACCTTTCTCTCAAATGGATCATGGTGTTGATGTCGGTCAGCTCCTTGAAATAGTCCTGACCACTCAGCCAACCGAACAGAACGAGGCCCATGACCAGGTCATCGTGTTTGCCTGGTTCAGCTTCGAATGAGACGCCCTTCTTTGAGAAGGTATTGAGCTCAGCGATCGTCTCCTTATCGTTGACGATGAACTGGTTCTGCTCGATCAGGAGCTTGATGAGCGAGCAACCGGCATTCTTGACGGACTTCGTGGTCCTGATGCCGAGCTCTGTCTTACCACCGAAGCCTGAGGAGATCCTCTTTCCGGACCGACCAGCGTTCTCTGTACCCAAGACACCTTCGTACTCGAAATCGTGATAGAGGGCATCCGTGATCTGGCCACCGATGTCGTTGATCTCGACTAGGATTACCGCTTCGTTATACATCTTGGCGATGCGATGGATGATCTCCGAGTAGTCGTACGGTACTACCTGGTTAGATCTAAAGGTCATGACCTGTTGATACGGCATCTCGGTGATGTCGACCACGTGGAAAGCCGAGAAATCGAGACCCTTACCGCGCGAGACGTCCGCTATGATACAATAAGCGTGCTCAGGGCGTGGCTTCTTATACTGGGTGATACCGTCTGATTGCATCAGAGGAGTCTGGGCGACCAGCTCCTTTAGCTTGGCACCGGAGATGAGAGTTCCAGAAGAACCCGCGAAGTCGACCTCGTACTCTTGTGCGAACTTCTGTAGATCGTAGTTCATGCCCTGGAGGACTGCGGCCTTCCAGACCTCGTCACGTCCTGGAACCTGGTTCCACTTGACCTCGACGAGAGCATATTCGTTCTTCTTCTTCCGGGCGCCGTCGACGATGGAATAGAAGTGGTTCAGCCCGTTAGGAGTGGACACCAAAACGATCTTCGTCTTCTTACCAGAGGAGATCGTAGGGAAGACGGATGCGAAGAAGGTATCCCAGTTGTCGATGAACGCTGCCTCATCGATGAAGAGCATGGACAGCGAGTAACCACGGATGGCGTCAGAGGATGTAGCGGCAGCGATGACACGCGAGTCATTCTCGAGAACGAACGATCCCTTGTTCCACTCCTTGACGCCCTGTTGAAGCCAGGCCGGAAGGTGTTGATACGCCAGCTGGACCTTACCCAAGATTTCGACGGCTGTCGCTTCCTTGTTGGCCAGCAGACCGACTGTCTTTTCCTTGTTGAAGAGAATGAACCA